GTGAAGACTTAGAACTTATGAGAAGAGTATTAGCAACCAATATAGTTGAGAATGATGACGCTGTAGCAACTTTTGCATTATACAATAGAATATACACACCAAGACCACCAGTTAAAAGATGTATGTGTCCAGGTTTATTCCGACAAATCATTGAAAGACTTATGGTACTAATGCCAGAAGATGAACAAAAGAAACTATAATAAGAACAACCCGTAACGGGTTGTTTTTTGGTTATGGTAAACATTTGATTAAAAAACGATTAATTAATAAAAGAAAATATGATGGAAAATAAATTAACTGATAAACAAAAAAGATTCGTTGAAGAATATCTTATAGACCTTAATGCTACACAAGCAGCAATTCGTTCTGGTTATTCTGAAAAGACTGCACAAAGAATTGGTAGTGAGAACTTGTCAAAACCTCTTATCAAGGCCGAGATTGAAAGATTGCAAGCTGAGACATCAGATAAATTACAAGTAACAAAAGAATCGCTTATAAACGATTTAATTACAATTAAAGATTTATGTTTGGTGGACCCACGAGTAACGCACAATTCAATCAAAGCAATTGAAGTAATAAGTAAGATGCTAGGATTCAACGCTACAGAGAAACAAGAAGTAACGTTGACTGGTCCAGTTGATATTAGCAAACTAATTGCCTTTGATGAAGATGATAAACAACAATTGAATGATTAAGATTAATCCAAAGTATAAAACACTTTTTAAAAACACTCACCGCTATCATTTGATTTCTGGTGGAAGGGCAAAAAAAGGTTGGGGTGGACTTGACTTGTGACTAAATGTTAGAATATTAAAAGGTTCTGAAATAGGCACATCTAAATTAACTGAAAAACAAGTAATAGAAATTAGAAACAAATTTCAACCAAGAGTTTATGGTAGAAAAAAATTAGCATCTGAATATAATATAACAGAAGCAACAATAAAAGATATTCTTCAAAGAAGAACTTGGAAACATATATAAATAATAATGATAAAAATTAACCCAAAATACAGGTCCCTATTTATGAATGATAAACGTTATCATCTCATAAGCGGGGGCCGTTGACCGAGCATCAGGTAAATCTTATACCGTTGCCCTTTATCTGTTATTGTTAACCCTAGAAAAAGATAATGTAATATTATTTGCTAGATACACAATGACATCCGTAAGTATCTCTGTGTTCCCAGAATTCTTAGATAAGATAGAAACACTTGGCTTGCAACATTTATTTGAGATTACAAGCAATGAAATCATCAACAAAGAAACTGGTTCACGTATCATATTCAAGGGTATTAAAACTGGTAGTAGCATTCAAACAGCGAACCTTAAATCTATCGCTAATCTAAATATTGTCGTTGTCGATGAATGTGAAGAAATACCAACAGAAGAAATATTTGATAAGATTGATTTATCTGCCAGACGTAAAGATAAGTTTAACAAGATTATTCTTATATTCAACCCAACATCAAAGGCCCACTGGTTATATGAAAGATTTTATTTATCACAAGGTGTAGAACCAGGTATATCAACTCAATCAGATGATACCAATTATATCCACACAACATATCTTGATAACTACAAACACTTATCTGATTCAATAATTAAACAAATAGAAAAGATTAAAGAAAAAAATGAAACCAAGTATAACCACATTATCCTTGGAGCATTTTTGGATGTCGCAGAAGGCGTTATATTCAATAATTGGGAATATGGAGAATTCGACAACCAATTAGAATATGGATACGGGATGGACTTTGGTTTCAGCAATGACCCAACAACACTTATTAAAGTTGCAATAGATAAAAAGAAAAGCATAATCTATCTTGATGAAATATTATACAAACCAAATCTAACAACACCAGAAATAAATTCAATCATTAAACCAGAAGTATCTAGTAAGTTAATCATTGCAGATAACGCTGAAGGTAGATTGATTGAAGAATTAAAGAGAACTGGATTGAATATCAAGCCTTGCGTTAAAGGGGCTGGTAGCGTTGCTGAAGGTATTAAGATTATGCAAGACTATAAAATCATAGTAACCAATTCATCATCAAATCTAGCAAAAGAATTAAACAATTATATCTGGAGCGATAGAAAATCAAATACACCAATAGATTTTTATAATCACTTAATTGATGCTGCGAGGTACTATGTAATGCACAGTACTAAAAATCCAGTATTAACTAAATTCAGAATAGCATAAAACAATAAGAATAAAAACTATTTATTATATAAAATTAAACATATGAACAACTTTTATAAAGCTACTGAATTAATTAGACAAAGACTTGCCGATAACCCATTGGTTAATACTGTGATATTTGCACGTACAGAAGAAAAAGATTTGTATAAGAAACAAATTTATCCATTGGCACACATTGTCCCTATTTCAGCACCTTGGACCACATCTCAAGTAAATGAGTTTACATTTCAAGTAGGTGTAGTAGAACAAAGAGATATCAACAAACAACAAACCAATTCAAAGTTTGAAGGAAACGATAATGTTATTGATAACCTTAACGTATGTCACGTTGTGTTGAATGATTTATTAACTTGGTTGGAAACTCAGAATAACGAAGATAGAATTGAATTGGTATCTGTGGATTCATTAGACCCACTTCTTTTCACTGATTATAATATAATGGATGGTTGGGTTGCTCAGTTTACTTTAAGCTGTCCTAACGATACAATTTCAACTTGTTAATGAACCAAAAAAATCAAATAACAACAATACAAGGCTTCATAACCAAACAAGTCCAAGATTTAAAAGCTAACACACCAAAGCAATCTGGAGCGTTAGCTAATTCTATTAAAGGTGGGTTCGATAAAGATTCAATATATGTTGAAGCGTTGGATTACTATAAATTCGTTGATGATGGTGTTAAAGGTATTGAAGGTGGAACTGGTAAATACGGCTTTAAAAGCAAAATGCCACCAGCAAGTGCATTCGCAGCATATACAAGCGATTTAAGTCATCAATTTGCTATCGCAAGAAGTGTATACAAAAACGGAATCAAAGCTAAAGATATAACAGATAAATCAATAACAGAAAGTGAGATAGATACATTTGCAACAGATTACACCAACGCAGTATGGGAAGATTTCGCTGAAGAACAAAATAAAAAGAATAAGAAAAAATAAAACAAAATGAGTAGAAAATTAACATTAGATATTAACTTTATAGATACACCTAGAGATGGTGATGTATTCGGATATCAAATAAGTAACAATGGACAGATAGTATCTTTTTCTGGTAACCCTGGTTGGAATAAAACATTCAAAGCTAGTCAAGACTATACAAACGCAAATGGAAATATAACTTCATTGAATACAGATTTAACACCAAACGTATCAGATAATACTAATATTGGTGTTGGTTTTAATGGTGTCGTTAATGTTATTAAGAAACAATCAGACGGTAAATATATTTGTGTTGGTGGTTTTACTTCTTATCAAGGTACTGCGTTAACTTCAAGAAAGATATGTAGGTTGAATACTGATTTTACTTTAGATACATCATTTACTCCACCAGATTTTCAAAGTGATTTACCAACATTAGAAATAGATTCAAATGATAAAATATATTTAGGTTCATCTAACGTAACTAGCGGTAAAGGTAGATTAGTTAGATTGAATGCAAATGGTACATTGGATACTGGTTATGTAACAATTGGTTTTGATAGACCAGTACAAGCAATTAAATTACAAGCAGATGGTAAGTTAATCGTTACTGGTGTATTTACAACTTTTAATGGTTCACCAGCAAAAGGTATTATTAGATTAACAACTAGTGGTATTAAAGATACAACATTTAATGGAGTAGTACAAGGGTTTGTACTTAACAGCTCATTTCCAAAAACTATTGATTTATTATCTGATGGTAAGATAGTTATTGGTGGTGATTTCTATTCTTATAATAATTCAAGTTGCGGTAATATAGTTATACTTACAACAACTGGTGCCGTAGCACATATACCAACAGATTTAGATGATTCACCAGGTGGTTCAATACCAGAAAACTTTAGCGAGAATGTTTTAAAAGTACTTGTTGATGCGTCAGATAGAATATACATAACTGGTAAATTTGAAAGATATGGTAGTAGCGTTGCTTGTAATAAAATAATTAGATTATATAAAAACTCTTTTAACAATTACGTACCAGACTTAACATTCAACGTTATCAGTCAAGGTTTATCAAATGGTACATCAACATTAACTACAGGTGGATTTGATATGATATTGAATGATGATAGTAACTTAGTAGTTGTTGGTGATTTTGGTACAGTACAAGGTAGTGCTGTACAAGATATAGCAGTACTTAGTGAAACTGGTGTATTATCACCTAATAGTGAAGATATAACAGGTACGTTTGCTGGTAGTGCTCCAACTATCAAAACTATTTTAAACTTAGGTGATAGATTTATCATTGGTGGTACTTTTAATAGTTACACAAATACTGGAGTAGCTCCAGTATCGTCACCATTTATAATTCCAATAGGTGAAGATATTACATTTAATTTTGGTACAGGATTTAATAATCTTGTTTATTCAACTTTAAAAACTGGTGATGGTTATTTACTTGGTGGTGATTTTAGCACATATAGCGGTGCTTCAAAAAATAAAATAGTTAAGTTAACACCATCTGGTTCTATTGATACTTCATTTAATATTGGTACTGGATTTAGTAACGTTGTTTATTCAACTTTAAAAACTTATGATGATGGTTATTTAGTAGGTGGTGATTTTACTTCTTATAGCGGTGTCTCAATAAACAGAATAGTTAAATTAACTTCAACTGGTGATGTTGATACTTCATTTAATATTGGAGCTGGATTTGACAATTATGTTTACCCTATGATAAAAACATCAGATAACAATTATATGATAGGTGGTCTTTTTTCTTCATATAGTGGTGTTTCAGCAAATAGATTAATTAAATTAACACCAACAGGTACTATTGATACTTCATTTAGTATTGGGACTGGTTTTAATGACCTTGTCTTATCAATTGTAGAAACTAGTGACAATGGTTATCTAGTAGGTGGTTATTTCACTTCATATAGCGGTATTTCAGCAAATAAAATAATTAAGTTAACTTCAACTGGTTCTATCGATACATCATTTGTAATAGGTACTGGTTTTAACCAAGATGTTTATACAATAATAAAAACTAATGATGGTGGATATTTAGTAGGTGGTAATTTTACCACATATAAAGGAACTACTACAAATAAATTAGTTAAATTAACATCAAACGGTTCTATTGACGCTTCATTTAATGTAGGAACTGGTTTTAATAATTATGTTTATACAATAACACCGACTAATGATGGTAGTTATTTAGTAGGTGGTGATTTCACAACGTATAATGGTGTTTCAATAAATAGAATAGTTAAGTTAACAGCAAATGGTTCTATCGATACTTCATTTAACGTAGGTAGTGGTTTCAATCAAGTTGCTGTTTCAATTAATATTATTTCAAACCAACTTTATTTGATTAGCGGTGCGTTCACATCATATAATGGAACAACAGTAAATAGAATATTATTTGTAGATAATCTAGGTAACATAACAACAACAGTAGATAGCTTAGTACAGACAATTCAAAACACTTATGATAATTTAACTCAATTCAATTTAAACTCTAATATTGTATATACTTTATTTTCAGATAAAGTTGAAATGGTTTATACTTTCGATGATGATGAAATTGTTATTGAAGATGTTTATGATACGCCAGATTACGTTGAGATTACATATATTAATGAATCATTAAGCATAAATGAACTTATTAAAGAAGTTGTAGTTAGAAGCCCTCTTCTTATCAAATCTGATGTTGATACATATGATTCAGTAAATTATAAAGTAAGAATATTTGATGGTAACTTATTTACTAGTTTAACTTATCCTGTTTTATACGATATCACAAAACAAAAATTATTTGATGGACAAGCAAATGTTTATATCAATGTTAATAACTATGTTAGAGAAAAGTTAGAAGCCGATATAGTAACTATATTAAACAATAACTATTACAACGGTACATCTATACCAATCAATATGAGTAAGTGGGTTAGAGTTGATGAAACGCTTTTATTAACTGGTTCAACAGTTGATACCAATATTAATTATTTATTAGCAACTGATGGTTATTTATTTAATGATGAAGACCAATATATTCCAAACGTATTATTAAGTGGTTTGAAAAGATATTGTAGATATAACCAACCACAAAATATTTATTATCAAACTAACTTCTTAGTTAATATTCTTTATCTTGATTCTTTAGGTACTGAGGTTAAAATTAGTTCAGATAAAAACTTAGAATTATTAAACTGGCAATATATTAATTCACTTGCAGTAAATACAGCAGTTGATTGGGTACAATATACATTTAACTATTCAAACTCAGCACCAATTACTGTAAGATATGAAATGTATTCTGATTGTCAATTTGAACCATATACGTTAGTATTCAAAAATAAATGGGGTATGTTAGAATCAATACCAATGTCAAGAAAAAGTATTACAACTTTAAATACACAATCAAAAGATTATAATAGAAGTATCTTAGATTACAATGGTAACTATGATATCAACAGACATACCAACAAACAATATAACGTTAATGGTTACGATAGTTGGACCTTAAATAGTAACTGGTTACCAGAATATATGAATCTATCGTTAGAAGAGCTTATGTTAAGCGAGGAAGTATGGTTATTAGATTCTAATAATGAAATTATACCAGTGATTAGAGAAGACCAGAATTTAACGTTTAAAACAGAATTAAATGATAGAATGATACAATACACAATCAAAGTTAAAATGAGCCATTCAAAAATTAAAAATATATTATAATGAAAGTAAAAGTTTATATACTAGATGATGCTTTAGATTTATTTCAAGATGAGAAAATAGAGATTAATCAAAAATTGAATGATATTGAAAAGTTAAGTAATATTTTTACTGACTTCACCAATTCATTTACAATACCAGCATCACAAAATAATAATAGGGTTATGAAACATTTCTATAACCATAATATTCTTAATGGTTATAATTTAAACCTACGTATTGATGGTTTTATTGAAGTAGATACTATACCATTCAAATTCGGCCAGTGGCAATTAGAAGAATGTATTATGAAAGATGGTATTCCAGAATCATATAAAATTACTTTTTATTCTAAAACAAGTCAACTATCAACTTTATTTGGTAGCGATACTATAGACCAATTAGATTATGTTGTAACTAATGGTGTTAAAACAAAACCTTTTAGTGGTTTATCTCAATTTGATTTTGTTTTTAATGAAGCTAATCTAATTGATTCAATGAATAACCCAGCCTTTAATGGTGGTAATATGATGACACCATTAATTGCTTATACAGATAGAGATTGGAACTATGGTACCAATAATTCATTAGATATATCAAGTAGTTCTTATCCAATAACAACGTTAGAATTAAAACAAGCAGTAAAGATAATAAGAATCATTGAATCGATAGAACTTAAATATGGTATAACATTTACTAGAGATTTTTTTGGTAACGCTATGTTTAATAAAATATTTATATGGATGAATGATATAGGTAAACTAACAGCAAGTAAACAATTAATATCTTTAGATACGTTTACTGAAAATGATAGTAGTTTATATTATTCTAACGTATCAAAAGATAATAACACTTTTTCTTTTACTGATAACGCATATCTATATGACCCAGATAATAAGTTTAATATTTCAGTATACTTATTTGGGTTAACTGATAGATTAGGTGCACAACTTACTGATGTTGAATTCATATATGAAATTTTTGATGAAAATGAAAATTTAATTCATACAGAAAAAAAAGTAGTTCCACCATCACCAGCAAATCTTTTCTTTAACTATTTTATTCCACAATCAAATGTTGTAAAAGATTATAAATTTAGATTTAGAGTATCATCAGATGCTGAATATAGATTTGATAGTTCGTTGCTTATATTTTCTAATAACTTTGGTTCTGGGCCTTATGACACTGTTAGAATAACTGGTGATGATATCCAATACGCTACCATTGAGAATAGTTTACCTAAATTAAAAGTTTTAGACTTTATTCAAAACATTATGAAGATGTTTAAACTTATTATTAGACCAATTACACCAACAAGTTTTTATATAGATACATTGGATAACTTTTATTATAATGGTAATATTTTAAACATAACGAATTATGTTGATATGAATTCAGTTACAATAACAAGACCTTTGATTTATAAAAATCTTCAGTTCTTATTTGAAAAAACTGAAAATGTATTAGGTAAAAAATATAGACAAACATATGACCCAGTTAGAGATTTAATTGGTTATGGTGATTACAGTAAAGAATTTATTGATGTTACTGAAACTAATAACTTAGAAATAAAACTTTCTTTTGAGAATATGTTATTTGAAAGAATGTTAGTTGCTAGTCCTAATGTTAACGCTGGTGATTCAACCAACATTATAATAGGCCAATCTTGTAAATTAAATGCTGATTTAGCAACGCTATCTAAGAATGATTCTAAACCTATTTTATTCTTTAACAATGGTCCTGTGGATACTACAGAATATCCGTTTAAATATAAGTTTGATTACACAACAACACCACAAACAATCAATTCAGTCTTCAACATAGGTAATACTGATAATATTGATATCACTGCTGTTACACAAACAATAAACTGGTATACTCAAGTGGACCCTTGGCATAATGTTAGGGTAACAAAATCTTTATATAATAATTATTGGTTTAATTGGATAACAACAATCTATTCAATCAAACAAAGAAAATTTAACTTTAAAGCAATATTACCACCAAGATATATTACAGAATTATCATTGAACGATAGATTGATTATTGGTGACAATAGATACAAGATTAATGATTACACAATTGATTTAGTTACTGGTGAAGCAAACTTAAATTTATTCAACGACATTTACTAAAAACATATACTTAAAAAACTATTTATTAGATATGAGAAAAATAGAAACATTAATGGACGTTACCATAGAAGATTTTTTAAAGATTACAAATTTAGAAAATACTGACGAAGCTTTTGTAAGAAAAGAATTAATCAAACATTTCAAACTTGAAGATATAAACATCGCTGATTTTGAGATATTCTTAAATGATTTAAAAACAGTTCTTAAACAAGAAGCTAAGTTCATTCAAAGATTTACATTTGATGGAATTGAATATGGTTTTATCCCTAACTTAGATAACATTAAAACAAAGGAATGGGTTGATATTGATTTATATCAATCGGACCCACAAAGTATTCATAGGTTAATGTCAATTCTTTACAGACCAATTAAAAAACAAAAATGGTACCAAAAGATATTCAATAAAGATAGATATGAAATTGAAGACTACAATGGTACGCACGGTGATTTTTTACAAGCACCAATTGAAGTATACTTAGGTATGATGGTTTTTTTTTATCGTTTAAGAACAGAGTTATTGATAAGTATGAGTACCTATACCCAAAAACAAATTCTGAAAATGGCAAAGATGAACTCTTTAGATATTCCTCAGAGGCTCAATTTGCTGAAGAATTTGGATGGTATCCAATGATATATACAGCGGCCAATGAAGATTATTCTAAAATGTCAACGGTATTAGAATCACCAGCTTTAGAATTTTTAACTTTCATAAACTTTTATGTTAGAAAACAAGAATTAAATAACAATAGAATCAACCAGAAAAAATGATAACAGATATTATAAAGGTAACGCAATTAAATAATTATGATAACTCTAATCATATAATAAAAATAGCTAAAGGTAAATATGAGTTAATAACAATTAAAAACATATTTAAAAAATTAAAACAAAAATTTAGAAATGAGTAAAATAGAAAAAGTAATATCGATAAGTCTTGACGATAAGAGTAAAACTGGTTTGGATAAAATTGAACAAACATTTAAAGATGTTGATAGTTCAATTAAAAAAGCTGAAGGTACGTCTGTTAATTTAAGGAGAGAGTTAAAACAATTACAAAATGATTTATTAGCTGGTAAATTTACTGGTGAAGAATTTAAACAAGCTGAACAAAGAGCTGGTGAACTTAAAGATACAATTGCTGATTTAAGTGCTAAGATAAAAGTGTTAGGTTCTGATACAAGAACACTTGATGGTCTTATAGGTGCTGCTGAAGGTCTTGCTGGTGGTTTTGCTATTGCTCAAGGTGCCGCTGCTTTATTAGGTGGTGAAAATAAACAATTAGAAGAAACCTTATTAAAAGTACAAAGTTCTTTAGCTATTTTAAATGGTATTCAAGCTGTTGCTAACGTACTTCAAAAAGAAAGTGCTGCAAGTGTTTTAATTAGTACAACAGCACAAAATTTATATACGTTAGCTGTTGGTGAATCAACTGGTGCTTTAAGAATATTTAGATTAGCATTAGCAGCAACAGGTATTGGTCTTTTAATAATTGCAATAGGTGAATTAATAGCTAATTGGGATAAATTATCTCAAGCTATTGGTGGTTCTACTCAGAAAATGAAAGATTTAGATAGTGTTAGTGAAGCTACTGCAACTAGTATGGAAAGTGTTTATACTAATTTATTTAAAGTTAAAACAGCATTTGATGAAGCTAGTAAAGGTGCTATCACTAAAAAAGAAGCATTAAAAATATATAATGATACTCTTGGTGATACGTTAGGTAAAGCTAAAACTTTAGAAGAAGCTGAAAAAATATATAAAGACAAAACACCAGATTATGTTCAAGCTTCATTTTTAAGAGCACAATCAATTGAACTTATTAATAGTGCCGCTAAACAAGCCGCAGAAAATTTAACCGAAAAAGGTCAAATAAAATTCACTGATTATATTACTAATGCTATGAAGCAATTTAAAACTTTATTTCAAACAAATAAAGTAGTAGAAGAAGTAATGTCTCGTAATATTCCATATTTGGAAAAACTTAGAATATTAGGTGAAATGGGTGATAAAAAAGTTGCTCAAGCTGCTAAAGAAAGAGAAGCTGAAGATAAAAAAACAATAGATAGAAAACTTAAATTAGCTGCTGAATTAAGAGCAGAAGCTGATAAACTTGCAGCTAAAGCTGGTATTAATCTAAATGAAGTTGTAACACCAAAAGTAGAAAAGAAAAAAGATGAAAAAATAAAAGAACCACCAATACCAGGAATAGAAGCAATAAGTTCTCAAACAGAAGCAGAATTAAGTGCAATTGATAGTGCAAATGCATTAAAATTAGAAAAACAAAAGAAATTTAATGAAGATAAAATAGCACAAGAACAACAGTTTCAATTAGAAACTGCTGCTATAATATATGATAGTGAAACTGCAAGAGCAGAAAGAGCTGAAGAACAAAGACAAAGAGAAATACAATCATTTAAAGATAAGGCTGAAGCTATTAGTATAGTAGCACAATCAGGAGAAGATTTATTAGCTTCAATACAAGCAAATGGTTTAGCAAGAGGTAAAGCTGGACAGGCAGCAATGAAAGCGTTAGCGTTGGTACAAATTGCAGCTGATAGTGCGGTAGCATTTAGTAAAATGATGCAAGGTAGTGAATCATCAGCGGCAGGTGCGGCATCAGTTGCTGGACCAGCAGCACCAGCAGTTTATACAGCAACAAAGATAGCATTTTATGCAAGTGGTACAGCAACTATCTTGGCTAATATAGCTAGAGCAAGAGCATTATTAAGTTCAGGTAATTCAAGTGCTTCAGCAGCAGGTAGTAATACAGTAACTGCACCAGCACCTCAAGCACAATTTAATATTGTTGGTCAATCCCCAGCTAATAGACTTGCAGATGTTATGAATAGACAACAACAGCAACCAGTTAGAGCTTACGTAGTTGGTAGCGATGTTACATCTCAACAATCGTTAGACAGAAACAAAATAAATAACAGCACGTTTTTATAACAAATAAAATAAAAACTATTAATTAAACATATACTAAATTATGATAGACTTATACGATGTAAGATACGAAGATGCAACCGATGGTGATTTATATGCCATTAGCATAGTTGATGAAGCAGCAAATGGTTTTAAATTCATTGCGTTATCAAAAGAAAAAGAATTGGTTAGAATGGCTTCTGAAAAGAAAAAGATTTTAACTGGTGTTGTGTTGGTACCTAATCAAAAGATATATAGAAAGTTTGATGATGGTCAAGAATTTAACTTAACCTTCAGCGAACAAACTATCCTTAGATTATCTCAAGACTTCCTTATCAAAGGTTACCAAAAGAATTCTACATACAACCATTCAGATAAATTTTTAAATGGAATATCAACCGTAGAATCTTGGATTGTTGAAGACCCAGCAAATGATAAATCAAATGCATTAGGGTTCTCTGATTTGCCAAAAGGTACTTGGATGGTATCAATGAAATTATCTGATGAATTATGGGCCGAATATATTGAAACTGGTAAAGCAACTGGGTTTAGTATTGATAGCTTTTTAGATTTAAGAAAAATTACTATGAATGTAGTATATAATAATGACAATAATAAAAATAAAATAAACAAAATGAAAAAAACAAATTTACTTAAAAGAGTTATTCAATTCTTTGTAGAAGAACAAAAATTAGCTACTATCGAAATTGAAGGTATGGGAACATTAACTGCTGACGCATTCGAATTAGATAACATCGTGTATATTGAATCAGAAGGTGAAATGAGTCCATTAACTTCAACATCTTTTACTTATGATGGTTTTATCTACGTTACTGACGAAACAGGTATGATTGTTTCTAAAGAAGTTGAAGAAAATGAAGTTGAAGTAGAGGTTGAAACACCAGAAGCTGAAATCGAATTAGAAGTTATGGAAGAAGAAACAGTAACCGAAGAAGAAGAAACAGTAACCGAAGAAGAAGTTGAAATGGTTGAAGGAATGGAACCAGAGATGACTGAAGAAGACAAGGTTAAAATGTTGGAAGATAAGATTGCTGAGTTAGAAACTCAAATCGAAATTCTAACAAAAGAAAAAGAAACTATTAATTCTACGAATGAAGATTTAAGAACACAATTATCTAAAATCCCTAACTCTACTAAGCTTAAAGCTAATATTGCTACAGAACCTAAAGTACAAACTTCAATGGATGTAATAAGACAAGTGATTGAAGCTGGTAAACAAAAATAATAAAAATAATAAATAAAAAAAAACATTTTAAAAATGAAAAAATTAATTAAATTAGACACAAGTACTACTGTAACTTCACGTTATAACGGTAATTTAGCTGGCGAAATAATTGGCCAAGCCCTTTTGAAGTCAGACAGTATTGAAAAAGGTTTGGTTACTGTATTGCCTAATATCTTAGGTACTGGTGCGTTACCAAAAATCACTCACTCAAACACTTTTGCTGCTTATGACTGTGCTTTCGCTGCAACAGGTACTCAAACTTACGTTGATAAAGCGTTGGTAACTAAAAGATTTAGATTGGACTCTGAACACTGTAAAGGAGATTACAGAAACACTTTCCAAGCTGAATTGGCTGGTGATTACGGAAACTCTCAAGGTATTCCAGCTACAATCCAAGAAGCTATCTTAGCTCAAATTCTTGCTGATTTTGGTAAATCATTAGATAACAACATCTGGAATGGTAACGATGGTTCTACACAATTCAATGGTTTCTTGACTCAATTCGCTGCTGACGCTGAAGTAATTGATATCACTGGTACTACTGTAACTGTAGCTAACGTTGTATCTGCAATGACTGCTGTTTATAATGCAATCCCAGAAGCAATTATGGGTGAAGCTGATGTAGTAATGGTTGTTTCTCCAGGAGTTGCACGTGCTTACAAACAAGCTTTAGCTTCTCAAGGTCTTAACACTTTTAACTTTGATAAAGAGTTAGATTTCTTAGGAATCAGAGTTGAATCAATTGGTGCATTACCATCTTCTAACATTGTTGCTTACAGAATCAAAAACTTAGCAATGGGTACTGGTCTTGAATCAGACTTAAACGATGTTAAATTAACTGACTTGTCAGACTACTCTAACAACGATATCGTTCAAGCTACAATTAGCTTCAATGGTGGTGTTGCTTACTACTTCGGTGCTGAAGTAGTTTGGTCACGTCCATAATTCTAAAAGAATAAATAAACAATAATTAAGGTGGTGCAAGTTCACCACCTTTTTTATTATAACAAAATAACAAGAAAAAAAATAAAAATATAAAATTATGAGTTGTGATATTTCAAGAGGTAAGAACGTTATCGAATGTAAAAATGGTATATCTGGTTTAAAAGCTATTTATTTAGCTAACTACGATGACTATGGTTACGTTACTGAATCAAATGCTTCTGGCCATACTTTATCAGACCTTTCTGGTTTGACAGAAGTATTCAAATACGAGTTAAAAAATAGTGGTAATGTATTTTCTCAAGAAGGTACATCTAGCCGTGACAACGGAACAACATTCTTCACTCAAAACCTTACTTTCATCTTAACTAAATTAACTAAAGAGATGGAGTTTCAAGTAAAAATGATGGCTTGGGGTAGACCTCAAATCTTCGTTGAGTCTAATGCTGGTGATATATTCCTTATGGGTATTGAGCACGGTTGTGAAGTAAGTACTGTTTCTGCTATTGGTGGTACAATGGATTCATTAAACGGATACACTATGACTGCTGTTGGTATGGAAAGAGAGCCAATCTTCTATTTAACTTCTGGTGCAGTTACTGCATTAAAAGCTTTGGTTAGTCCAGATAACATCTAAGAATTAAATTAGATTAAAATATAAAATATGCTATCATTACGGTAGCATATTTTTTTTTATAACAATATGGTCAAAAACTATTTATTAAGTATATAAAAAAAGATATGAAAATAATAAGAATAAACGCTTTAAACAATATAACAGTAGATAGTACCGCTATAACTGTTGATAGTACGTTCATTACAGTTGATAGCACTACTTCAAGTGTTTCTGGTCAATCATTCGTGGTTACTATGAGAGAAACTGTTAGTGAAGTTGAAATGGTGTTCTGGAATGAGTTAAAACAAACTTCTAGAACCATTACAGGCCTTGTAACGAACTTAAATGGTTTATCTACAATATCATTTAACTTAACTGGTTTAGAAGAAGCTGATAGCTTTGAAGTAACTATTAATAAAACTGATGGTACTTTATTATGGAGAGGTAAAGCATTTGCTACTGCTAAAATGGACCTTCAAGATTACAAGATGAATGTACCAAATAATAACAATATAATTACAATATAAATATGAAAAAATTAACAAGTGTAAACTTAAATAATTACGTTAAACCAAATCCACACGTATTGGTTAAACAACACAATAAATATGTAACCAATGGTGTAGATAATAATTATTTTTATTATGTAGAAAACTGTTATTTAGGTTCTCCAACAAATCAAGCAATTATTGATAACTTCTCTAACTATATTATGGGTGATGGTTTATTTGATACTTCAAATACTATTAACTTAGAAAATATTTTATCTGAAGAAGACCTTAGAAACTTCGTAACAGATTTCAAAACACAAGGTGCTGGTGTATTACAAGTAATCTATTCTTATTCATTGGAAAAAAGAGTAGCTAAATTAGTTTATCTTCCAACCAAGAGTATTGCTATCGTTAATCAAAAAGATTTATCAGATGAGATTGAAAGATATTGGTATTGTTTTGACTGGAAAAACAAAAATACATTTAAACCATACCAGGTACCAGCTTTCGGTTATGGAGAAAATAATGAAACTGAGATTCTTTACATCCGTAGACAATCACCACAACCATTATTTGCATTACCAGATTATCAATCTGGATTACAATTCTGTGAAACAGAAGAACAAATGAGTAATTATTACATCAACCACATCAAAAATAACTTTAGTGCTGGTAAGATAGTTAACGTATACCAAGGAAAAGAATGGACCGATGAAGCACAAGCTGAAGCACAAGCAGCCATTTTAAGCAAAGTTGAAGGAACAAGTGTAGCTGGAACAACAATTATTAGTTTTAATGATTCTGTGGAAGCTAAAACGACTGTAGAGAGTATTGAGATTACTGATGCATATCAACAATTCGAAACATTATCATCTGAATCTAGAGAAAAGATTATGTTAGCTCATAAAGTAAATGACCCAGCTTTATTTGGTTTACCAATGCCATCTGGTTTTAGTTCACAAGCGGAACAAATGGTTCAATCATTAAAAATACTTTATCGTTCACAAATCAATCCAATGAGAAAGATTATTACCAAAGGTATTGAGAAAGCATTAAAATTAAATGACCCTAACATTAAACTTGAATTCCAAGATTACGAAGAATTAAGAGTAACAAATAACCCAATAGCATAATGGCAACAGTAATATTATTAAAAAACGATGAATTAACAAAAAATACAATGCTTGGTGCTAGTATTGATGTTGATAGAATGGTACCAGCAATTAAAGATTATCAAAAGACTCGTCTTAAAGAAATCCTTGGTAATGCATTGTATCTTAAAATACAAGCTGATTTTTCAGCCAACACACTTACTGGCCTATATGAAGAGTTATATGAAGAATATATTAAAGAAATGGTTATACACGGTTCGTGTGAAAATTATTTAGCTTATGGTGCATATCAAGTTGCTAACACAGGTATTGTTAAAACTAAAACTGAACAATCAGAAACAGTTGATAAGAAAGAATTAGATTTTATGATACAAGCTGCTAGAAAGATGCTTCAACACTACGAAAGAGAATTCCTTAAATGGATTAAATTAAATCCTTTGCCAGAATATCCAATAACTTGTACCAATTCAAAATATACTAACGTAGGTGGTTGGTTCTTGCGTAAAAAAGATGATTGTCGTTAAGAAATGGAAAAACCAAGTGAAAATAAAAAAGAATATAAGATTAAACCACTTTATATAGTTAAACTAGAAAAGTTTTATAAAGATATTCTAAAAGAAGAAAAAACAAAAAATAAAGATAATGATTGAAAATATTAATAATACGCCACAAGATTCTGGACAAGGTGATAATCTTTATGTTGCTACAACCAAAATAAATAATAATTTTGATTATATCCAAGGTATTTTAAACGATGTTTTAACAACTGGTTCAACAATATCAATATCACAAGTTTCTGGCTTACAAGCAGCGTTAGATAGCATCAATAATGAATTAGCTAACATACCAACTATCTTACAAGATATCGTTGATATAAACACAGCTATTACATCAATCAACAATACTCTTAACTCACAAAACATAAGCATCACTGAATTGCTTGCTGATGTGGTTGATTTACAATCACAGATTAATCTTAAAGTTGATGAAGCACCGATTGATGGTTTGCAATATGCTAGACAAGATGGTTCTTGGACCGTTGTTTCTGGTGGAACAAGTTCACAAAATCTTCAACAAGTAACCGATAACGGAAATACTACTACCAATAGTATTGAAATAAATACACTTAAATTATTTGACACCCCAAATGGTGATTATGGAGAAATTATTCTAAATGATGATGATTTAAAATTCATAAATGCATCAACAGTAGAACTTTTAAAATTCTCAAAGGGTAGATTAACATTCATAAATGGTAATGATTTCAATGCGGAATTTAATAGCGTAGCCATCACAGGTAATAGAACTTATACACTTCCTAATGCTGATGGAACATTTGCATTAACAAGTGATTTAACAGATAGATTTACAACTGGGGGTACATATAATTCATCAGCTGGAACTATTACATTTACAACCAATAGTGGTTCAACATATGCAGTTACAGGTATTACAAATGAAGTAATCACACTTATTTCAGATGGTATAGCTGGAACAGCTGTAACTGGTTCAACAAATCAAACAAGAGTATTGGTAAAATCATATCTTATACCAGCAAATACTTTTAAGGTTGGTGATATAATGGAATTTTGGGCCTTTGGTAGCAAAGTAGGTTCAGCTACTGCTTGGTATGTAGGATGTAGTAAAAACACTTCAAATACTTTAGCTGGTAGTACTGAGTTGGTTAGAAGTTATTCAAATACTGCTGGAACAATTTATCTTCCATTACAAAGGGTTGTAAATTTCCCAACAGCTTCAACACTTAAAGTATCAAATCAAACAAATACAGGAGAAGGAGCAACAGGGGTTATCCAATCAACAATAACTTTTGACACGACAATTGATAATTATTTATTATTTACGGTAACACCAGTTACTGGTGGAACTGCTGATTTAATGAATATTGAAAGAGTTTTAATAACAAAATCAAAATATAAACCAACAATATAAATGAAAGCAATAATAGATGAAATAACAGGTGAATTATTATTCACCACCAACTTAGATATTGATTTAACTGAAGGAACAGTTATTATTGAAGAAATTCCAACTGGTAATTATTGGAATTTTGAAATTCAAGAATGGTATAATGTAATTGATAATGATGAACTTATTCAACAAGCTTTAGAAATTGATTATTATTATACTGGTTTAATATCTGAGTTATTGAGAAAACACATAGAGAAGTTATCATTAGATAATATTCCAATCCCACAAGAAGTAATTGATGAGCGTGATAGATTACGTTCAGAATGCAATAATAAAATTATAGCTTTAGGTTTAAATAACTTTAGTTATAGAAGACAAAATATCAAATTATAATGGATTTAAATATATTACCACTAATCAAATCGATATCAAGCGATTTAAGCTCATTTAAAACAATAAAAGCAAGAAACTGGCACAAGCATATACCTTTAGGTATTTTAGCTTATCTAGCGACTTATTTTGTGTTATCATATACATTTGATGGAGTTCCAATGATAGCTCAACAATTCATTACAACATTCTTGGTATTCATTGGATGCACAGCATTTGAGTTTGCACAACAAGGAAGTAGAGTAATTGGTGAACAAGAAAGATTTGAAAGTAATAAAGATGCTATCGTTAGTGTTCCAACCCTTTTGATAATCATATTGATATTAAAAATAATAAGAATAATTAAATAAACAAAAATGAACTTAACAAATATAAATGTAGGTACTGTTGCAAATGATGGAACTGGTGATGCATTAAGAACTGCATTTCAAACTGTAAACGCTAACTTTACTGAAGTAGCTAATAGCTTCTCTGGTCAAGTAACAACAACAATGCTAACAGCAGCGTTGGCCGAATATGTATTATCAACAGCTTTCACTCAGACAATCAACGAAATTGAAGCAGATATCATAGCTATCAACGTTGAATTAGATACTAAAATGACAACTGGTTCAACCATATCTATTTCACAAGTAACTAACCTTCAAACAACATTGAATGGTAAAGCATCTACATCAAGTGTAAATGCTTCTATCTCTGGTGTTAATGATGCTATTGCTGATATAAACAATACAAAACTAGATGATGCACCATCTGATGGTAACATCTATGGAAGACAAGACGGTGCTTGGGTTATAATAGCATAACAATTAATTAAAAGAAAAGAAAATGCCATTAAAAACTGGAAAGAAAAACGGTCAATGTTATATCAAATGGGGAGACCAAGGTCATCCATATACTTATATTTGTGATTCAACACGTAGTTATGAAATAGCTAAGAAAAAAGCATTAGCTCAAGCTGTTGCTATTGGTGATTTAGCTGCATCTAAAATTAGTTTTGATTTTGATGATACGTTAACCAAATCAAGTGTTCAAGATATAGCTAAACAATATATTGCTGATGGTGTAGATGTTTATATCATTAGTGCTAGACATTCTAAAGATGGAATGTATAAAATTGCTGATGAACTTGGTATTGCACATTCAAAGATATATGCTACAGGCTCAAATAAGGCCAAAGTAGAGAAGATAAATGAGTTAGGTATATCTAAACATTATGATAATAATAAAGACGTTATAGACCAATTAAAAGGTATTGGTAAATTAGTTAAATTGACTACTATGGATGTATTAAGAAATATCATAGCTAAGAACTTAGAACAAAAAAATTCTGTTGAACTTAAAGTATGGCGTTCAAGTCCAAATAGTTCAAATGTTAATAAGATAATGTATAATGATGAAACCAATGAAATGGTTATAAAATTCAATAGTGGTGATTTATATACTTATTATGATGTTAACTTTTCAGAGTTCACATCTATTTTTCAAGGTGTTGCTTCTACTAAAACTCAAGGTGATAGTAAATGGGGTAGTTGGGATGTTGGTAAGTCACCAAGTGTAGGTGCCGCAGTATATAATATCTTGGTTAAAACCAATAAAAGATACAAAAAAGGCGGTTCTTTAAAATAATTAAAATCAAATATCAAACATTGATGGAAAAAACAGTTTTTTATACAAACAAATTAACTATGAAAGAATACATTTTGGCTATATTTATAACCCTTTTAACTATACTAGCACCAATCAAAGCCTTTATCGTAACTATAGGTCTTTTCGTGCTCGCAGATACAGCTTTAGCTATCTATATGACAATTAAATTGAATGGTATCAAATCATTTCGTTCAAACAAATTATTTAACGTAGTAGTTAAAACATTTTTTTATATGGGTGCTATTCTATTAGTATTCTTATTAGATAAATATATTTTTGATGGTTCTATGTTTGGTGTAAAGCTGCTTATGGCTAAAGCAATGACTTTATTATTTTGTTATATTGAATTAAAATCATTAGATGAAACATCAATGAAATTGGGAAATAGAAGTATTTGGATTCACTTTAAAGAACTATTCGCAAAAGGAAAAGAACTTAAAAAAGACTTGGGTGAAATAATTGAAGATGATAAAAAAGAAGAACCAACACAATAACAAAAATTAAATGTTTTAAAATATGGTAACAAGTAAACAATGTTTCGATAAATGGGGTGACCCATTAACAACTCACGATGAAGGAACTTATATGGTTATGTGGGATATACCTACAGAATTAGAAATAGGAGTTATACCTAAAAGATTGTATTGCAACAGAGCAATGATTGGTCCTTTGACAAAAGCTTTTACAAATCTAATTTCAACAGGTTTTGTGAAAGAATTAAAGACTTGGGATGGATGTTTCAATATAAGAAAAAAAAGAGGTCTTACAAGTCATTCATTGCATTCTTGGGGTATTGCAATTGATGTAAACGCATTTGAGAATGGTCTTAACCAAACACCTAAACTAACACCAGGCTTCGTTAAGTGTTTTACTGATGCTGGTTTTGACTGGGGTGGGACTTGGACCAGACGAGACGGAATGCATTTTCAACTAACAAAAATCTAAAAAAAATATATGAAAAAAGTTTTATTAATCTTATTGATGTTTATTACATCAATATCAATCGCTCAATCTATAACCTATCAAGCTAATCCTTCGGTTATATCTAATCCAGAAAAAGGATTTTATCATTATACTTCAACTGGTTCATCTGGTGGGTATAACTTACTTACACAATCTACTATATCTGGTTATAGAACATCTGAAAATATTACAGTAATACAAAGACAATTCTTTTTAAGAGACTTTATCACTGGTATTCCAATCACTTCTACTTATTTAGCTAATATGCAAACTGATTTCAATAGAATAAGAAGAGCTGGTGCCAAGGTAATTGTTAGATTTACATATACGTCATCAAGTTCTTATATAGTATTTCAACCAACAAAACTTCAGATACTTGCTCATATGAAACAATTGGTATCTGTGTTGAATCTAAATAAAGATGTAATAGTATCAATACAAGCTGGTTTTATTGGTAAATATGGTGAATGGTACTATACTGGTTCATCAGAATTTGGTGATGGTAACTACACCGTGCTAACTGCTACACAATGGGCCAATAGAAAAGAGATTATGGATTATATGATAAATAACTTTCCTATTGAAGTTCCTTTACAAGTTAGATATATCTACGCTAAACAAAAAATGTATGGAAATACATACGTTGGTAGAATAGGCTTCTATAACGATAGTTTTTTAGGAACATATGGTGATAGCGGTACATTTGTTGTTAGTGGTTCACAATCAGCACCAAGTGCTACTGATATAACTTATTGGCAAGCTAGCACGGTAAACAATCCAGTGACTGGTGAAACTAATATGTTAAATGCACCAAGAACTGATTGTGCTAATGCTATGGTTGAAATGAATAAATTTAATTGGAGTTTAATTAACAAAGATTATTTTCCACAAGTTATCACCAACTGGCAAACCAATGGTTGTTTTACAACTATGCAAAAAAGCTTGGGTTATAATTTAAGATTGAATAGTTCGAATATTACCAATGGTATTCTTACAATTAATATGGGTAATTATGGATATTCTAATTTATTTAAAGATAGAAAAGGTATTTTGGTTTGTAAGAATACAACAACCAATGTTAATTATTCTTATGTGGCCGATATAAATATTAAAAGATGCGTTTCAACAAACTATAATATTACTATTAATTTAGCAACATTAGGATTACCTGTTGGACAATATAAATTATATCTTAACTTACCAGACCCATTGAATAGCAATAAGCTATATTCAATTCAAACATCAAACTTGAATACGTGGACTACTGAAGGTTTTAATGATTTATTACAAACGTATACAGTTCAACCATTAACTATTATAAACAAAGAAATCATTACTGATGAACAAATAAAGATTTATGATATTTATGGTAATTTTATTAGCAATCAAAAAGATATCTCAACATTAAGACCAGGTATCTATATCATCCTAATCAATGGTGTAACAACCAAAATAAACATATAATGAAAAAAATATTATTAATCTTCTTATTAGTGGTTATATCTTGTGGAACACGTAAGGTAACCAAAACTAGCGTTGATATCGCTATAGAAGAAAAATCTATCACCAAAGATTCAATTAGCAAACAATCAATTGAAATTAGTGAAATAAAAGATACTACAGTATCGTGGGTTGAAGAATATGAACCTATCGATAGTACAAAGATAATGATTGTTGATAGAACAAATAATAAGTATCAAAACGTTAGATTTAAGACATCAAAAGTTAAAAATGGTATCAGTATATCAAAAACAAAAAATGATGTCTTAAAAGCTACCAAAACAAGTGTAGTTGAAAATAAGATTGATTATGTTGCTGATGAAAAAGATACTGAAAGAGATTCAACTTGGCCTTGGTGGTGGGTATTGATAATAATAGGTTGTGCTGGTATCTTATATGCTGATTATAAAAGATATTGATGAAAATGATACCAACACAGAGAAACTATAGAGAATTTAATTTGGATAATATCGTTGATATGGGTCCAGATAACTTTGGTAAAATGTTAGAGCCAGAACTTTATAGTCTTGTATTGGTATTTAGGTTGATTGATTTGAGTGATTACTTCTTGGATAATCAAATGTATGAATATATGGTTCCAATAAGAGATTGGAGTATAATGACAAATACAAAGATATTATAATGCGTGGTAGTGTAATGGTAACACTGGAGCCTCATAAGCTTCGACTCTTAGTTCGACTCTAAGCTACGCAACAACAAATGTTTCATTGAATAACTTATAATTAAAACCAAAACAATGGAACCAGAATTAATTAATAATAGTTGGATTCAAACCAACGCATATTTACTTCAATCAATAAAAGAATTAATTGCCAACTATACAGGTAATACCTCAAATGGTAATTGTAGTGGGTGCACAGGGTGTAGCGGTTGCACAACAAACATAACAGTTCAACCTTCTGATGTTATTTTAAATCAAACAATTTGTTTACCACAACAATATAGTTACATATGTAATCCTTTACCTATAATAACAACTCAAAATAATGTTATTCATAATGTTACTTATGTTACACCACCACCTAAAGTAATTGATATTAGTAGAAATAACGCTTATTCAAGAGTATGTGGAACTGGTCCTGAATTTGATGATTGTAAACGATGTGTTGATAAATGGCTTGATGAGCATAGCGATGGTTTCCATATATCTCAATTAACAAGTATCGGCACTGGATGTAGTTCAAAACGTAAACCTCAATATAGTCAAGTTAGTCCAGAACCAATACCTTATATTAGTTGTTGTGAAAGAAAAAAAATAGCAAAAGCTATTGAATACGAAGAATATAAAGAACGAATTGCAAATTCACCAGCTAGTGGTGGTATGAGAATATTCAACCGTAATAGTCAAGAATATAAAGATTATCTTGATAATTTAATTTAAAATAAATGGCCCTCATGAGGGCCATTTAATATTTTAAGATGATTTAGTTATTACAAATCCATTTATTTAAAAGACTTGGTTCTATTTCAGTTGAGATGATATAAGTTTCAACGTTTATAATTTCATAATTTACTTTTGTTGTTTTTTTATATTTATGAAAATCATTTTGCATATTTGTTTCACTATATTCAGTTATCACATATGGTAACTCTTCAGTATATGTACAAATTTTATTTTCAATGATTGGTGTTGTATTTTCAACACCATTTGTTTTTGGTTCTTCGATTGGTTCTGGAGAACAGCTTACCATCAATAAGAAAAAAGCTATAATAAGTCCTGTTAATATTAATCTTAATTTGTTCATAATTTCTAATTTTTGTTTTATTATTTGTGGTTTTTAATTGGCCTTGGTGAGAGGGAAAAACCACTAACCCTCTCGGCCTTAAGTATGTCACTACTTATTATTCTTTATTATAAATATCTGAAGTTTTTGAAAAACCTGGATTATGATACAAATTCTTTTAAATAATCTATTTTATTATGTTGTCCTTTCATTAAATCTAATAACTCAATATTAAAATTTATTTGAGATGTTTTTCTTTTAAGTCTATTTTCTAAACCAAGTTTACCTTCAATTAAATTCATATAAGGTATAAGTAACTTTGGAATATAAAATTGATAAATACTTTTATATTCAGATAACTCTCTAATATTAGTTGGAGTTAAATCATTTAGTTTAATATCCTTTATTTCTTCATTATCTTCGTTTTGCGGAACGATAATATCAACTTGGTCCTCTTCTATTACTTCAGTTGAAATTGTTGCTTCTATCGCTTCTTTTTTAGTTGATGGTTTAGATGGTTCAACACCATCATTAAGCTTTTTTGGTCGCCCACCTCTTTTACCATTTTCTTGATTAGCTTTTACTTTAACATCGTAATTTTCTTTTAACTTATTTAAGTTTGGTAAAATACCTTTCCATATACCTTTAAGGTAACGGTCCTCAAATTCTACTTCTTCACCTTTTCTAAATGAGTTTAATGCTTTGAAAAGAAGTCCAGCTTCTTCGTTTGTAAGTTCATCTAACATATCGAAGATTGAACCATAAATTAATAAATTTTCCATAATTTTGTTTTATTTTGGTTTGGCCGCATGCGGCCATTATTATTTCCATATTCTTCTTTTAGGTTTTATTGGGGAAACCAAGGTGGGTTATGGAGCCCACCTAAACCCCTTTGAGTTGATATTAATCTAACTCTGCTAGTCTATCGATAAGTTGATAGTTAATTCTTTTATAACGGAATGAACCGTTTGTTTTATAGATATGTTGAAATGTGCATCCAACAACATCAGCAGCTTGTTTAACTGTTTGGTATCTTCCTAATTCAATACCTTCTTTTAATAAAATAAATCTTTTCATTTCTTTGTGGTTTTATTTTTTTGTTATGTTGAAGGTTATTTCAAACCCTACGTTAATAAATATATGCAAAGATATGAAAAGTTTCAAATAAGTCAAGTTTTTTATTGATTATTTTCAAATTATTTTATAAAGTATTGATTTACTTGAAGTTACATATTAAATATTTTTATTAAAAAGTTGAATATTCTTACATTTTATTTTGAGTTGAAAGATTTGTTTTTACTGAGGGGTAGATTTGTTTCCACTGGTAGGGGTGGATTTAAATCCACTGGTAAGTATATTACCTTATATAATATTAATAACCCACTGGGTTTTAAATAACCCAAATAACCCAGATGGTTTTTTAAAAACCCAAATAACCTTAAAGAGAAAGATAAAGATAAAGATAAAGAAATAGATAAAGAAATAGATAAAGAAATAGATAAAGAAATAGATATATGGAAAAAAATAATTATTTTATATTATATACAATTTTTTTTTTGATTTTTTTTATTAACAGTCAGATAACTGTTGATAAAATATTTAAATGAAATTGATATCAACTATATCTTTTTTAAAGTTACCATATATTTATTATTAAACAAACTAATATCAATGAAAGAAACAATATCAATTGAAGAATTATTAAAGCAATATCAACGTTATATTATTAAAGTTGCTTCAACCTTAACTAATGATGATTATATCAAAGAAGAATTGATACAAGTTGCTAATATAGGGTTATGGAAAGCATATATCAACTTTAATAAAGCCGAAGGCTCTTTACATAGTTATCTTATATCTTACATTCGTGGTAATATGTTAAACTATCTTACTGATTCATTACGTACAGTAAAGCCTTCTGCAAAATTGATACATCATATCAACCGTACCGTAGGTGAAGAATTAGTTAAAACAGTTTCAATGGATATTCAAAATGATGAAGGTTTCACATTAGCAGAAACAATATCAACGGATGAAGAAGATAAATCAATGGATGACCAACAGGAGCTCGTTAGAGCTCTTCTAAAGAAACATCTTTCTGAATTGAAGACTCAATACCAAAAGATACTTTCAATGCGTTATATCGAAGATATGAGCTTAATTGAAATAGGTAATGAATTAAAGATATCAACTGAGGCGGTACGCCAGCAACACGATAAAGCTATAAGTAAATTACAAGAACTATTCAAGGTAGAACAAACCAACCATATTAAATATAAAAGAGTTAAATAAAAAAAGGCCCGTTATGGGCCTTTATTATTTTTTAGATGGTGACATATCAAAATGTTGAGATAATGTCTCAAGTAAATCAAAAATGCTATCACCGAAGTTATAACAGGAAAATATAAAATCATCATCAAAGTTAAATTTAGAATTTGATAATAAAGTTATATCAATACTTATAAAAGATTTTTTAAAAGCAATATCATAATCCTTGGTTAAATTATATTGATAATCAATTATAGTTGATTTAAGCTCATCAAAATATAAATCTGATAATTGATACTTGTTTGCAATTATCCTTCTTCTAATAGCAGCTATGGAGCTCTCAAGACTTTCAGTCACCGTAATCCAAGTTTCTAATCTAACGTAAGCTGCAGTACAATTCTTTTTATCAATGGTACCAACCAATATTTTACCATTTTTGTGTTTAAATTTTTTAAGACCACCTAATTTTTTTTCTTCCATAAAACGTATTTTTTATACAAAAATACGATATTAAATTGATATATCCAAATTATTTTCAATTTATTTTCATCAAATCCAGGTTTTCTCAAAACTCACACATATTTATTAGTATACAACAATAACAATGGCCGCATGCGGCCAAAACTAAAAACCACAAACAATGGCAACACAATACCAAAAAGATGATGAAAAAGGAAGAGAAATCTTCAAAGCATTTACATTAGAAAATCCAGAATTCAAATTCATTAAAGAAGCAAAAAAAGAAAACAGTCCTTGGGATGTTTCTTACACCCATAAGAAAGAAAATTTTATAGGTGAAATAAAAGTAAGATATTATCAAAGCACAACTTATGATTGGTTTTTACAGATGGATAAACTAAAAAAATTAAAAGAACTTCAAGCAAAAATACCTGGTTCTAGAATTAGTTATATCAATTTTTTTACGGATAACATAACCCTGATTTGGAATCTTGATGAAATTGACTTTTCAAAAATAGAAACAGGAATCAGAGAATTACCAGAAAACGATTATAGTGATAAAAAAGTTCTTAAACCAGTTTATCTATTACCGCATAGTTTAGCTCAAAAATTCGAAACAGAACAATCAAAAAGTATTTTCAACAAAATAGAAGAATTGAAAGCAAAATATCAACAAGATGAAGAAGAAGATAAATTTCCTTTCTAAAAAAACTTGACAATAACATAAAACCTAGTATAATTAAAATATGAAAACACCAACACTTAGAACAAAATTAGCTGACGCTCCAGATGATATAACAAGAGAAATCATCAGATTGTTAAGAAAATTAAAAAAATCACAAACAGAACTACAAAAAACTATTAATTCATATGAAACAGATAAATAACGAAATACAATGGATTGAGATTGAAACACATCTCAATAACCAAATAAGAAATATCAACGTTCTAGAAGCTTTAAAATACTTTCTAGACCTAGGTTTTGATAAAGCAGAACTATCAGTATTTGAAAATCCAGATTTGGACCTGTTAGATAAATGGCAAGCATACGTATCTTGTTTATTAAGCATTAATAAATTATGTTTAGAAGAAGAAAAATATGAAACAATGATTTTATTAAGAAGAGCATTTGAAAAACAAAATAATATAATAAGAAGACTCTTCAGTGAAGAAAAAGAACCCGTAGAAGAAACCCTTTGGGAATTAGAATTTACCCAAAATTATTTTTATGCAACGTTACAATCACAAGTAGATAATTTAAAATAAAATGAAACAAGAAGAATTACAAAGAGAAGATTTTAAAAATAAAATTGATAATTGGATTAACAATCCAAAAACATTATTTCCTTATCATTTTTATCTGATATCAGATAAAAATAAAACAATTAAAACAAAATAAAAATGACACCAGAACAAAGACAACAAATCGAATCTTTATTAGGTAACCAATCAAAATCGGCCCTAATTGAATTAAATAACATTAGACAATCCATTGATGGAGTAAAAGTATCAAATTGTTTATGCTCTTCAACAGCAAGAAAAGCAATAGCAAAAGACTTCCAAACTTGGTATGATAATTACCCTAAAGAAAATGAGTAAAAAAGATATGGATGAGTATTTTGTTGAAATACTACCAATGCTAGAAAAAATAGTAAAAGGTGTTGCTTACAAAAATAATAAGAAGATAGACACATACGTAGCCATTAACGAAGGATACATTCATATGATAAAAAATAAAAGCAATATTAAAACAAAAAAAGATTTAGAAAAGCTTGTAGTTAATTTTCTTAATATGAACATTATCTGGACCAACTCTCAAATCAATAAACAAGAAAGAGTTGGTGAACATAATGACAAGTTAAATGCTAAACATTTTTATGGTGGTTATGATGAATCAGATGAAACAACACAACACACCAATCTCAATCAAGAAGAACAAATAGACGAAATAGATATAGAACTTGAACAAAAGATTGAAATTGAAAAATGGTGGGATGAAAAAAAATCAATATTACATTTATATCGCAACCAAGAAGATAATAAAATAAAACAAGTTATATTTGATTGTTATTTTTCAAAAGGAATTACCAAGGGAACTGAGTTAGCAAAACATTTAAATATAAATAAAGATTATGGTTGTAAATACATAAGAGAAATGAAATTAGATATTAATACTTACTATAAAAAATGGTTAACTGACAATAATAAATAAAATTAATATGTTAAAACTTAAACCAGAATATGTTGGAGTTAAGATTTCACAATCACACCCAACAAAAAATATAATAATTACGTTTGATTCTGAAATAAATAATCAAAGTGAGTATCCATTCTTTTATGAGAATGGATTTTCGCATTTATTTACTACAGATAAAATTAAACCTAAAAAATATAAAGGAATAATCTAATGAGCCAAAAGAAAAAAGATAAGGACGCATTAACTGAACTAGAACTTAATTTTATAAGTATTTGGTTCAATAATGGCTTTAATGGTACACAAGCTTATCGTATGGCAAAACCAGATTGTACCGAAGATACAGCACGTGTCGCTGCAGCTCGTTTGCTAGCAAAGGATAATATTAAACGTGAAATAGAGCTACGTAAGCTAGCAATACGTAACCGTGAATCTATTGAGTTAGGTTTTATAGTACAAGAGCTTAAATCTATTATATATGAACTTAAACCACAAGCTGCTATTGAATATAACGCTGATGGAACACAAGTCATTAATCGTAAAGATTATAAGAGTCTTATTTCAAGCCTTGCGTTACTAACCAAGATTGCTGGATTTGACAATCATATTCAAAAGGTTGAAGTTGAAGGCATCGATGAGACTCCTAAAGAAATTACCGTTAACATTAATAAATCAAAAAAGTAATTTAGAATGAAAAGTAAAAAATGTGCAAAATGTCAAATCGACAAAAGCTTTGATGAAATGACAAAATCTAAATCGAATAAAAATGGGATTGGTTCTTATTGTAAAGAGTGTATGAAATCTAAGTCAATTGAGTTTAGAATTGATAATCCAATACAACAAATGTTATCGAATACTAAATCATCTGCTAAAAAAAGAAACATTAAATTTGATTTAACTTTAGAAGATTTAATAATACCAACTCATTGTAAATATTTAGGTATTGAATTAGAGTTCAATGTTGGAAATGGATTACAACCACAAACTCCATCAATTGATAGAATTAATACAAATAAAGGATATACAAAAGATAATATTCAAATAATTAGCCATAAAGCTAATTCATTAAAAAATGATTTAGATATTGAAACATTAATTCATTTTGCTAATCAAATTTTATTAATACATAAATTCTAAATAACGAATTTAAAAGCTGGGTATGAATATAGAAGCAACGGAAACATTTGAAAGAAATTATGAAGCACTCTTCAATTCAAAAAAACGTTTTATAATTAATCAAGGTGGTTCCCGTTCTGGTAAAACGTGGAGCCTTTGTCAGTTAATGATAATCTATGCTTTAAAAAACGAGAACGTTGAAATAGCTATCGTTCGTAAAGCGATGGCAACAACCAGAGATACGGTTATGAAAGACTTCTTCAAGGTAATGAAAGAGCTTAATGTTTATAACGTTAAAAGACATAATAAAACCGAATCAAAATATACTTTTCAAAACGGAAGCACAATCAAATTCTTAGGTGCTGATGATGAACAAAAACTTAGAGGTTTATCATCAACCATTGTATGGGCCAACGAAGCTAATGAATTATGGTATGATGACTTTTTCCAATTGAATATAAGGTGCACATCCAAATTTATTGTTGATTTTAATCCCTCCGATGCGGATAGTTGGATATATAACTTACCACAAGACAATCAAGTATTGATTAAAACCACTTATAAGGATAATCCTTTTCTTCCAGCGGAACAAGTAAAAGAAATTGAGAATCTTATTGAAACTGATGAAGCGTTATATACAATCTATGCGTTGGGTGAACGAGCAACAACCAGACAGAATATATTTCAACAATGGAATTGGATAACTGGTGAAAGACCAGAACGTTTTGTTGATTATGTTATTGGAGTCGATTTTGGTTTTGTCCATCCAACCGCTGCGGTCAAAGTTTATTACACACAAGAAAATGAAATATATATTGAGCCCGTGCTTTATGAATCTGGATTGACTGGTCTGAAGACCGCTGAACGATTCAAAGAGTTAGGGCTCAGTGAAACGATTGATATGGTGTGTGATTTTGCACGACCAGAGATAATGGAAGAATTAAGAAACTTTGATTTCAACGTAATGAAAGCTGATAAGGCTGTTGAAGCTGGTATTGATTGTGTTAGAAGATTTAAGGTATTTGCAAATGATAAAGATGAGGACCTTAAAAAAGAATATGAGAATTATATGTATAGAAAAGTCCGTGGACAATTAACCCAAGAACCAATAAAGTTATGGGATGATTACTTGGATGCTGTAAGATATGCATGCATGCAAATTAAAAAATATTACATTAATCAAACTGAAATGATTTCATTTTAATAAAATACAATAAAAACAATAATAAATAAAAATAAATGGCAACACTTAATATTATAGCACAATTTTTACAACAACCAAAAGATAAT